GGTACGGATATTTTTGAAAGGGCAGCTGTACCAGATTATAACAGTGCTACCGATTTATACAACGAAGGACCACCCAATGAAGGAATGTCATTATTAGGTGGTATGAATATATCAGGTGGTTTACGTGCAAATGGTTCCACCGGGACGAGTGGACAAGTACTTACATCGAGTGGTGGGGGTGCAATGTCTTGGTCAACTGTAAGTGGTTCAAGTCCTTGGACAACGTCTGGGTCTAACATTTATAGAAGCTCGGGTCAAGTAAATATAGGTGGAAGTACATTCACACGGGCCAAATTAGAAATTAATGGGTCGTATAGCAGTTACTTATATTACAGGTACTACGCGTATGGTTCACACGGTGGAATGTCATCTGGAACTAACACTTATTCCATATATGCAAGTCAAAGAATTGCAGCTAATGAATTTAATGCACATTCAGATCGTCGAATAAAAAAGAATGTGGTCGATATAAACGATAGTTCTGCACTCGAAAAAATTCGTCTTCTCGAACCCAAAATATACAATTATATAGATGAAAAACAAAGGGGGACGAGTAACGTATATGGTTTCATCGCCCAAGAAGTCGCAACCGTTTTACCGTACGCGGTTACGGTAAGTGAAGGTGATATTCCAAATATACTTACAAACTCAAATGTAAGTGTTACGAGTGATAGTAACATACTCGAACTTCGTTTAGATACCACGGTTGAAGGTTTAACTTTATCAAATACATCTGTTATAAACATTATTACAGATGAGGATAAAGAATTAAAGTGTAATGTACTTTCGTTTTCGGAAAGTAATGTTATAACAATAGAAAATACAGGTGATTTTAGTAATGTCACGAACGCTTTTATAAAAGGTGAACAAATAAGTGATTTTCATCATTTAAATAAAGATGCTATATGGGCAGTTTCAACTGCGGCTTTACAGGAAGTAGATAGACAATTACAGTCCGAAAAGGCGAAAGTTTCGACGTTAGAAACGCAAGTCGCTAATCTATTAACGCGTGTAACGGCATTAGAAAACAATTAATTATTTTTTACCATTCTGGAAAATGTCAGAATGGTAGAAAGTTTTGTTTACTTACTTTTTATTAGGAAGTGCGTCCATAACCGCCAAGGCAATTACGCCCGCAATGAAAAACATAACGACAAAGTTACACTCCGTATCGTCTTCACCGAGGAAAGATCTAGAACGTCTAGGTCTCACCGCCGCCTGTGTTTCAACTGGGGTCGGGGGTACAACTTCTCGCCGCCGAGAAGGTATCTCAATAGGGTCTTCATCTAAAGGACAATACCCTATCATTTATACTATGTTTACAAATTAATTTCAACGGTCTTTTTCTTTTTACCACCTCCTTTTTTTGATTTGGTCTGAGTAACTTTAACTTCTCTCACCTCGTCATCACCACCTTCTCGACCGGTATCGAAAGTTGGTGGTTCGGCAATATCCGAAATATCGTCTTCGATATCAATTTCCGTATCGTCTGGTTTATTAATACTTGTTGTGTTCATTGGTGGTTGTGGAGGCATCATGATATTACCCATAAGACTCGAGATATCAAACCCTGGACCCTGCATTTCTCGTCTCCCATTTTCATCTACGGATGGTTCGCTCGCACCTTGTTGAGATTTAGGAACTGTGTTTTGTACCGCAGACATCATGTTCTGGACGAGTCCTGGGTTTTGTTTAATCACGTCATTCATATTAGGCATGACTGATTTAAACATACTATTGGTTAAATGAAACATCATAGCCGACCCACCAAGCATCATAATAAGCTTTACCTCAGGGGCAACGTGCATTTTAGTTCTATATTTCACGTACAAGTCTTCAAAAACTTCATCGTAATCGTCCACATTTTCCATTACATTTTCCGACCAACCATCGAGTTGAATTTCAAATGGGTTATACTTTTTGTTTAAAAATTCAAGACCGGTTGTACATGCAATAAGCATACGCCTCGAAAATTTTAAAGATTTATCAACGTCTATGCTATACGTAATTCTCTTTACTTCGTTTCTAAGTTCGTCAATTGGTGAATATACATTTAACCTTTTATTTACCGTAAACCCTTTCTTTTCAAGTCGCCCGAGTTTATTTACAAGATCAGCTTTTTCTTCATCGATTGTTTTGTAGCCTGGTGACGGTTTTTCCTCTTCCATATAAGGCATGCCACCTCCCCCACCACCTGCATAATCATACCCCTGATCTTCTTCTTCGTATTCGCCATAATCAACTGGATCTTCCGGTGGAGGAATCGAAGGTGGATTTTGTTTGTTTGGATTAGCAAACGAATCCATATCTTCCTGAAAAACTTGTGTTTGTGGTGGCGTAAATTGCGTCTTCATAGTTTTTGGCATTTGTTTTTTCACAGGCTGAGGTCTTGGGATTTCGATTTCAATCTCGTTCATAAGAGCTTGTTCGTTGTCATCAAGTTTCATCACGTTTGTATGATTTCTATTAAGTATGATCTCACCGTCCATTTAATCTTTATATTGAAAGTATTCTAAATTCTTTAACGCACTTTAAAAAAAATGTATGTTGATAACAAATGAAACTTAACGCCACAAACAAAAATACTCTCAAGGCAATTGTGATTGTCTTCTTAATGTTATGCGCCCTCGCCGCCATGAGAACAAGTAATTACCAGACCGTCGAAATCGAAACCGAAAATGAAGGTTCCCTTTTCGATCTTGAATCGAAGCCATCATGCCTCGGAAACTCATACTATTCCGATAGTCGAGGTGGAGTTTGTGATGGACAAAAACTTGTTCAGCAACAAGCGGGGTACAAGATGAAGTAAAATCTCCAGTATATATAAATGGCGTTAGTGACTAGTCAGTCAAGTTTACCCGATTTTGAACACGAGTATCATACCATTATCGTTGATTCTGTTGACGATTCTCAAAAACAAAAATTTACTTCATTCTTCCCAAAACCCCTTGAAAATATAGTTCAGGTTCAATTAACAGCCGCTCATATTAACGGCACGGGTGTATCTCACAAATTCATACATCTTAAAATTGATGAATTGAGAACTTTCTTTTCTCAAAGAGGGAAAACAGATCTGAATACAGCTGATGATAATTTAATAAACGGCGTTTTCGGTTCTCTCGTAACAGATGGAACATCTCGACTCATTTTTAAAAACGAATACCCAATTATTCAACAATATTTTAACCCAATAAAGAAACTCGATAGAATAACCGTTGAGTTATTAAAGGAAACAGGTGCAGCGGCGACTACGTCAGAGACCTGTTTAATATTTAGATTTATTTGTAAAAAAAGGAATTTAGGCTTCTAATTATTTCAGGGCGATATACACGTATAATTTTAACCTTTTCTTATTATAAATGTCTTCTGGTATTGTTCAACTCATTGCAATCGGTGCTCAAGATGAGTACATTATGGGAAAACCAGAAATTTCATTCTTTAACTCAACTTTCAAAAGGCATTCTAATTTTTCACAATCTATAGAGAAGCAAACGATACAAGGAGCTGTGAAAAATAACGCTATGTCATCGATCAGAATACCAAGATCAGGTGACTTATTAGGATACACATATTTTACTATAGACGATAACTCGAAAGCACTTGATATTCAAAACTGGGAAAATATAATTGATAGAGTTGAATTGATTATCGGTGGTCAGGTTATCGATTCACAAGACGCTGCGTTTACGGAAAAAATAGCCATAGATACATTCGCAACGAATGTTTCTAAAAGTTCAAATGGTACACACCCAGGTATAAGTGCACGTTCGTACTTTTACCCTTTACGTTTCTTTTTTTGCGAAGGTCCACAATGTGCTATACCCATAGTTGCTTTGCGATACCATGAAGTAGAATTGCGTATTCATTGGGGTTCACAAGCGGGTAATTATAACGTCGAGTGTTATTCAAATTATTATTACCTCGATAACGAAGAACGTGGAAATTTAGTTTCGAGAAATCACGATCTACTCATTACACAAGTTCAAAAAAGTATTCCTTCCCAGGAACTTACACAGGAACTTACATTTAACCACCCAGTTAAATACCTAGCGTGTTCAGATACAAGTACTGAAGGTGCTTTAACATCTGCGAGTAATAAAGTAAAGATCGAGATAAATGGTCTCGATATAGGTAATTATAAATGGGGGAAACCACATTTTATGGAAATTCAAAACTATTACCACACACAATTCGTAACTTCCCCAGATTTCTTTTTATACTGCTTCTGTCTTTCGACGAGCTCACTCCAACCGACAGGAACGCTCAATTTTAGTCGCTTAGACTCTGCAAAGATACATAGCCAGAATATGATTATAAATGATCCAATATATGCCGTAAATTACAATATTCTTAGAATAGAAAATGGTATGGCGGGTTTAATATACGCCAATTAAAAATACCTACTTATATTAAATGGTTAAAAATATACCTACCATCGAGCGGTCTACCAAAATCCGGTTTGGTAAACACGCTAATGATAATCAGGCCGAAAACACAGTTGTTTTCAATGCGTCAGATGCACCTATATCTGCATCAACACCAGGTTCACTTTATGTGACACCGGTACGTGTAGCAGAATTATCAGGTGCGAATTTTTTTGCGTATCACGCACAAACAGCAGAACTTGTAGATTCGGGTGTAGCTACAGATTTGTTAGGTGGTATTACGTTAGAAAATGCAACTACTGTAGGTAATGTTACAGCGAATACAGTTGAATTTAACAATGTAACTACATCTTTCGTTGCGTCATCTAACGTAGGTATTTCAAATACACTCCCAACACACGCCTTATCTGTAGCCGATAAAGTTTTTATTAAAGGTCCAGTAGGTGATAATGATGATTTACGAATTGTAGGTAATACAAGAACTGATAGGTTATCAACTACGGGAGACTCTGTCGTTATAGATAGAAATAATACAAATAAAATTCAAGTTTCAGGTATTATACACACCGGGGATATACAAGCAACGTCTCACGTCGCCATAGCAAATACAAATCCACAAAATTTATTTACATTAGGAGCTGTTGGTCAAACTGTTATGAATGTACCAACACAATCTGTTTTCGCTATAGAAACGACGGGGAATATAAACGCACAATATTATCGTGGTGATGGCGGTCTTCTTTCAAATGTAACTTTACAAACTGTCACGGATAAAAGTAATATTACATCAAATACACTCCACCTTACAAACCCAACAACGTCACTCAAGGCATATAGTAATATAGTTATCGATGATTATATATTTGGTAACATAAGTGGTTCCAATTTAATTACAGCGAGTCAAATTACTGCTCAAGGTCACATTCAAGGTCAAACTACTATTACTGCTCAAGGTCACATTCAAGGTCAGACTATTACTGCTCTAGGTGACATTCAAGGTCAAACTATTACTGGAACACAGGGTGTATATGACCAAATAGTAACAAGTCAAGATATATTAGCAGATAAACTTATTGGAACAACGGGTATATACGGTGAAATATTAGGATCTAATAACATAACAGCAGCTAAAGTTAGTGGAATACTATACGGCGAAATAGTAGGATCTAATAATATAGCATCGTCGGGTATATATGGTGAAATATTAGGATCTAATAACATATCAGCTTCAATTATAACTGCGTCATCACTTTCCGGTGATGGTTCGTCTATAACAGATATAGATACGGGTAATATAACTATGGGTACTCTCGCCATACCAGTGGGTGGTACAGGTATTGATGCATATACTGAAGGTGATTTAGTATATGCCAATGGAATAACATCACTCGCAAAGTTAAGTACATCTTCCGCGACCGCGGGTCAGTTTCTCCGATTAAACGCGGGTAAAACGGCACCCGAATGGTCCGATGTTCCACTCACGTTAGATGAAGTGCTTGCGTCACAAACAGGTGTGTCTAACGTTTCTAATGAAGTCATAACATTAAATAAATCTTCGGGTGTCGTTCTAGAAGTAACGGATGGACAAGTAGCATTAAACGGTTCGGGGATTGTATTAGATGCATCGTCCGGTGATATACTAGCATCGAATTTTCAAGGAGCTTTTAGTGGAAACGGTTCGGGTATAAGTTACTTAAATTTAGGTCAAGCTAATAATTCCGGTCAAGTTCCTATTTCTCGAGGTGGTACGGGCGCTAGTTCGTTATCTGGTTCGAGTATACCATACGTGAACAGTTCTGGTATTTTTGAGGAAAGTAAAATTGGATATAACCCATCTACACATATTACATCTATTAGTTCAAACGTGGTGATTTCTGGAAACTTAACCGTTGCAGGTAATATTACGGCGCAGCATACAACCGATCATTACATTACCGATAAAATATTTGCAGTCGCACACAATAACACCGTAGACGCAAAAGATATGGGGCAGCATATGACAAGACCAACCGCGAATGTATTTGCAGGTTTTTTGGGTCAGACCATGAGTAAAGAATATACAATCGCTTTTACAGAAAGTAATTCTGAAAGTGAAACCGTTGTACCGACAAACACAACAGCGGATGGATACATCACGGCAAATGTGTGGGGTAACGTTTTATCCGGTAACGTCACGACGACAGGTAAAGTAACCGCTGATAATTTAAATTTAACCGGTACGGGAACTATAATAAATGCATCAAATGGTACTATAAGTGCCCAAGCGGTTAATTCTACGACCTTCACAGGAGCGAACTTCGTGGGAGGGAGCTTATCTGGTGGTGGTCCGAGTATAACAAACTTAAATTTAGGTCATGCTAGTCATACCGGTCAACTTCTTACTATTCGAGGTGGTACGGGTGTAACGACAGGTATATCAGTACTCAACCCCGCTAATTTGAGTTCACAAGTTTTACTTGCCAAGGGTGGTACCGGTTTAACTTCAATTGCACAAAACGAATTGTTATTAGGTCCAGCGTCTGGAGATGTTTTGACTAAACTTACACCTTACACGGGTCCAGCAGCTGTTACAGTTCCAGTAGCTATGACCGCTAATTCATCGGGTGGAAATACAGCATCTTCGGGTGATAGTTCCGCAAACGCGTTTAAGGCGTTTGATGGAAGTGATATTACCCACTATGTCAGTTCTACATCATATCTACATTACCCTCCTTATGGGTACACAGCAAGTAATTCTTTAGGTGGTGTAAATGGTGATTGGTTAAAAATCCAACTCGCGAGTGCTTTCGCACCAACATCGGTATTTGTAAAAGCAAGACCAGATGGAACTGGTTTTGCTGTGCGTCCAAATTCATGGCGTATTATGGGAAGTACTGACGGTACAAATTGGACACAACTACACTCGTCTACAACACTTGTAGATTCCTCATCCGGTACTACAGAGTCTTTTACCAATACAATATCCTATACATACCTTGGTATTGTTGTTACCAATATAAGCTTACCGGGTTTGAACGACAGAAAATGGACATTGTCACATCTTTTATTTTCAGGTCCTGGATCGGGACCATCTGAAAAATTCCTTAGAAGTTCAGCTGCGGGTATAGTGTGGGATGAAGTTTCTTCGACTTTACAGACTATTACAGATGGGGGTGCAACGACAACACAAACGGTCGCTTTTAATAACACAACCACGGGTTTAACATCCGCGGGTGATATTGACATTGCAGCTACAAAACAAATTGATTACGCTGGCGACGTTTTACTTAAATCGTCTGCAGGTGCAGTAGCATCTTTGAAAGTAACGAACGCGGTAAAACTTGATCCGGTTCCATTTGCATCAGCTACGGTTCCAGTAGCTATGACCGCTAATTCATCGGGTGGAAATACCGCATCCGCGGGTTATGGTTCCACAAACGCGTGGAAGGCATTTGATGGAAGTGATAGTACAACATACACCGGTGAAACGTGGGCGTATAATCCTTCGACCGATTCTTACAATAGTACTAACTCTTTAGGTGGTATAAGTGGTGACTGGTTAAAAATTCAACTCGCGAGTGCTATCATACCAATATCGGTATTTTTAAAGTCGGTTTCCATTCCAAACTCCGACGCGTCAGGTCGTCCGGATGAATGGCGTATTTTGGGAAGTAATGACGATACAAATTGGACACAAATACACTCTTCTACAACAGAAGTAACTAATACAGGTACTACAGAGTCTTTTATCAATACAACAGCCTATTCATACATTGCTATTGTTGTTACTAGTATAACACAACCTGGTATGGGGGGTTACCACTGGGCATTGTCACGTCTTTCATTCACAGCATCACCACCACCTTCGAATAACGTTTTATCGTTCAACACAACAACAGGTGAAATCTACGATTCGGGGGGACAGGGTGGGTCTAGTTTAGATAACATACACGAAGAAGGTTCAAATGTAGCAATTGGTCCATCAGCGGCATCTGCAAATCTTACAATAAACACGTACGGGTCTAATGTACTCACGGTTTCAGGTAATGTTTCAGCGGATAACATTACCATAGGTACTTTACACGTCTCCGCATCACCTTTTGCATTAGATGATGTCGTGAGTGTTAATGCAGGTGCAAATGTTACGTCAAACGTTATTCAGTTTACGGGTCCACATTCAAGTTATAACTCGGATAATGCGTTTGTTACGACAAATAGTATTAAAATAGGTTCAAATGTAAATGTTACAGGTAATTTAATATCACAAAATATTCAGCTTACAAATCCAGGTATAACCGCAACAATGTCATCGACAGATACAATAACTATAGATGCTAAAAATAAAAGTTATGGTACAGGACCACTTGTTCAACTTGCAGGCGATTTAAATAGTTTCGTCTATTCAAATCTTATAGACGGTGCTCAGGTAGTCATACCTATATTTGCATCAGGTGCAGATAGAAAAATATCAAAAAATCTTACAAATGTAAACTGGTACGTTCAGACCAGCGACCTCACTATAAAACAAAACGATCACGGACTCATGACATTGTCAAATGTTGCAGGTAATGTATATATGAATTCAATATCTTTTACACAAAATTAATAAATTAAATAAATCAGAACACACTTTTATATTATATATGGGCTTAAAAATAAAAAACCTTAGTATAATATAAAATATGTCTGGAGGTATTGCTCAACTCGTTGCAATCGGTGCCCAAGATGCGCATCTCGTAGGTCAACCTGAAGTTTCTTTTTTCAGGTCCAACTACAAACGTCACACAAACTTCGCCCAAACTGTCGAAAGACAAACTATCCAGGGCAACCCAGCTCGAGCTGGTATGTCAACTATCCGATTCGAAAGAAAAGGTGATATGCTCGGTTACGTCTATATCGCTAATAGAGCGGGTAATGTCACGGCTTGGAATGAAAATGTCGCCAAGGTTGAACTTTTGATCGGTGGTCAAGTCATCGACGAACAAGATTATGCATTCTCCACCTCTCTTGCACCAACAGTTATGAACCAAACGTACTCGAAAGCTAAATATACAGCGGAAAAATTCTACCCACTCAGGTTTTCGTTTTGCGAAAATGTTCAATCTGCTATCCCATTAGTCGCACTTCAATATCACGATGTTGAATTGAGAATTACGTGGGCCGATAGTGCCAGTATTGTCGGAGACCTCGAAGTGTATGCTCAATTTCTTCACCTCGATACAGATGAACGCACGGCACTTTCAAACGCACCACAAAACATGCTTATCACACAAACACAAAAGGCAATTGCATCGCTCAATAAAATCCAGGAACTCAGCTTCAATCACCCAATGAAATATTTGGTCGCTGTGAACGGTCAATCTGCATCCGATAAAGTCAAGCTCCAAATTAATGGTACGGATGTTTCGGACGCGAAACCAGTTATCCCTCACCACACCTCAGTACCAGTGTATTACCATACACAGGCTGCGGATGTTGTTGAGAACATCTTATTGGTTCCATTCTGTCTCGACACTGCTAAACTCCAACCAACGGGTTCGCTCAACTTCAGTAGACTCGATTCCGCGAGACTCGTTTCCGATAACTCGACGTTTGATAATACTATCTACGCCGTGAACTACAACATCCTCCGTATCGAAAATGGTATGGGTGGTTTGATGTACTCTAACTAATTCAATTTTTATAGCCACTTAATATAAATGTTCTGGCAACTAGTTTTTATCACGGCTTTTATATTTATAATTACTTACGATCCCAAGTCCGGAACTTTGAATCATCTCGTCGACTCTAAAAAACAAGAACCCACTCAGAATTCTGAGTGTAAAGAGGGACATTACCAGGAGATTCAATTTGCTCAAATGGGGTATGATTGCCCAAAAGAAAACGGTGTTCAGATGGGTGCGATTATACATACTTAAAAAATTAACTCTACATTTTAATATTATATAATGTTTACCTTTGATCGAGATATCGTCACAATAATAGCTGTAATCGTATGTATTGTAGCCACTGCATATATGTACAAGGAACTCAAGAAAACCAACGAAGAAATGGAAGGTGTAAAGGGATTTAATGGAAAACTTGTTTCATTTTTATCCAGGCCCAAACCATCCCCTTTTACTGAACCAGAGTCAGAAAAAGAAAACGCTTTACAAACCCAAGTCGAAGAAAAGAACCTTGAAAATCAAGATTCCGAGGAAGATTCATCAGAATAATCATCTCATATAATTATAACTTGCTAATGAGCAATGAAGAAATACAAGTCTATAGCTGTACCCGTAACGTTTACGGGTGATAAACCCAAGTTTCTCACTGTCCGAGACCGACGATTTAAAGATTGGATTTTCGTTACCGGAGGGTGTAGGCGAAGAGAAATAGTAAATCCAATACGATGTGCTTTGAGAGAACTAGAAGAGGAAACAAGGGGAGTCATTTCTCTCAAAAAAGGTCAGTATTCAGATTTCAAATTCATAGTTAAAGAAAGTCCCGGCGTTGATTTAGAATACAACGTCTTTATATTTTTCGTAGATTATACACCACAACAACAAACCGAACTTGTCAGAAAATTCAACGATGAGAAACAAAAAACAAATCTTAAAAAAATACAAAAACAACCATATAAACGAACTTACGATGAAAATGATTTTATGAATTTTGAAACATTAACAGAATTCAATACAAAAAAACAATGGGATAGAATAGTTAAAAACGTTCTCAATAACCCAGAGTTTTATGCATGCATAACTTCTCTCAATAGAAAAACCTTCTCTATTAAATAATGAAGTCCAAAGCTTACATACTCTCACAAATTTCACATCTTCTCGTTGAAAGACATGGTTATACAAAGGAAAAAGCAGATAGGTACGCAGAATTACACAAAGAAGATAAAGTTTATGAACTTCTTGTTTTAAAAAAGAATTTATCAGAAGAAGAAGAATATCCAGAAATATCATATAGAAAATCAATTTGGAGACATCACTACGATAGTGATTAATTAAATCAATATAAAAAAATAAAACTATTACTTGGTAAGTAAACCATGTTTAAAACATGGTGTAAAGAACAGGGGTTCTGGAACAATACCAATGTATCACATGTGCTCATGGATGGAGGTGTCCTTTCAGTGCCATTTGATAGATTGAATGATTTCTATATTAAATACACAGATTCCTATAATTCAGGGGAAAAAATATTCGTGGTCGAACAGAAAAGTGAAAATTATAACTTTTTTGTGGATATCGATTACAAGGATGAGGATGAAATTGAATTTTCAGAACTCGAAAACTATTGTAAAATAATATGCGAAAGAGTTAAAAAATTGGGAGGTAAAGAAGCACTCATTTCCGTAGCTCAACCGAAAAAAGTAGGTCATCTAATTAAGACGGGTATTCACATAAATTGGCCAGATTTTATCGTAAATCAGTCATCAGCTTTAGCAATACGAGAAATTCTAGTACGAATAATGAACGAGTATTACGGTTCAAGAAATTGGAATGATATAATCGATGAAGCTGTTTACGGAAGTTTAAAACGAAAAGCCAAAGGAAGTGGATTTCGGATGCCATGGTCACATAAAAAGGGAAAACATGACGAGTGTTCCGGTAAAGGGTGTGTAGAATGTAATTACACGGGAAAAGTAACACAAAGTGAATACAAACCAATATTTATATACAGGTACGGTCCATTTCAATTACTCGAAACTATAGATGGTCAGGTCGCAGATGTTAAAATAATGAACATGGCTACTTTACGTACAGAGAGAGACGATCCCGTCATAATAGAAAATAAATATTCGAAACAACCAGAAGGGTCTTTTACAAACGCACAAATAAAAAACGAATTCAAGGATCAGGAAGCTATTAGTCTTGTAGAAGAATTTGTAAGAAAAAATTTAGAAGGTCAAAATTTATCGAGGGTAACAAAAATTTATGAAAATAAAAACCAGTTTCTCGTTTCAACGAATTCATTTTATTGTGAAAATAAAAAGTGTAACCATAATTCTAATCACGTATGGTTTCATATATTAGGAGATACTATAGCACAAAAATGCTTTTCGACTACCGATACAATGAGACATTTTGGTTTTTGTAAAGATTTCACAGGAAAAAGACATCAACTCTCGTCTAAAATTACGAATATATTATACAAGGACGGTAAAGTTGAAAAATATAAACCAAAAAACAGTGTTAAAAAGACAGAACCCGATGATTTTGAACAAACTATTGAATTATTGAATCTTTTCATAAACAAAAACGTTTTCAAAAACAAAAATCTTAAAATAAAAAAGATAGAAACTAAAAACACGAAAAAACATGATGTTTTAACATCGTACTCATGTGAAAAATGTATAAGTAATGTAAATTTTGAAATAGAAAATAAATTACTTATACAAAAATGTAAATGTAAATCACCACCCAAACATATATTAACCAATAAAATATTACAATCTTTATAAAAATGTTAGTTTTGATAATAACGAGTAAAATACTTAAAAGAAATGTGTTAATACTAATTAAAGCATGTCTATAGCTCGAAAAACACGCTCAGGACGATTATCAAAAGTACCAGAAAGATTAGAATTATTCGAAGAAATAGAAGACGATTTCAAGGACGATGAATATGATACAGAAGATGATCTTCTTCAAACAGACGATGAAGATATATGTTCAGATGACGAAGAATCCGAATGTGATTCAGATGAAGATGAAAATGGTAATTTGAAAGGATTTGTTGTTAATGATGAAGAAGACGACGAAAACGACGAAGAATCTTCCGAGGATGAAGAATATTCAGACGATGAGTAATATCGAGCTTAAAAAAAAGAGTTTAATTTATATAAATGGAAGCCGAAGTTGGAACACCTATTGAATATAACCCAGGAGAGTTTTTAAACAAGGATAACGACTTACATGAACAGGAACCAGAAAATAATGAACAATACTATGTTCAACCACAACAGCCAATGTATACACAACAGTTAATACACCCGGAAAAACAAGATATATTTTCTAATTTAGATAAAACAGGGTACGTTATTATATTTGTTGCATTTTTATTAGGGTTTTTTATGGGTAAGACTATGCAACCTGTTATTTTAAGACCTGGATAAAATTTTACCTCCTATCCAATATACAGTCGACGGGGTTTGTTGACCCATAAATTCACCAATTTCACCATATGATGATTCAGTAAAATAAGATCTACTCGTAACTAGTGGATCATCAAATGTATTTTTCATAACTTCAGATGCAGTTACTTCGTCATATGTCGCTTTAGAATCACTAGATGTTTTTTCTAATTTATTTTTTTGGTTATTATACAATCTCAAAAATAAAGTTAATACAAATATCAAAATAAGAATGGTGATTATATTCAATATAATACTCAACATACTTACATTTATGTAACAAATTTAATTTACACCTGTTCATTTTCTTTATCATCAGACGTTACTTCCTCTTCACCATCGTCTTCAGTTTCTTTCACCTGACCTTCAGTAGAATTTTCAACAACCACTTTCTTCGATTCTTCCTCCATCTCCATTTCTTCTTTCTCAATTTTTTCCTTGAGTTCAGCCTCGCGCTTAACTCTAATCGTTTCCATTTCTTTAGCAACAATCTCATCAGCTTCCTTAACCAAATCTTCCATATCAGCGTCTGGTTTTTCTTTTTGGAGGCGTTCCAAAACTTCACCCGGATGGCTCACTGGAGTTTCATCGGGTTTGGTATAAAACTTGGAATTCTCGTCTCCACCTTTAAAGTACGTATCAGTTCCCGGAGCCTTAACAGCCATCATATCCGTTTTACGTTGCGAAAACATGGCAGCGGCTTGAGCTTGATTTTCTTTGTACCCCGTTATGAGTTCCTCGAGCTTTTCATCCGTGTAATGTACATCTTCAATTTGCGTCGGGTCAGGTGGAATCAATAGCCATTTATACATATCGACGACATAAATATCAAAAGTTGCGTCTTCCTTTTGAAGACGTTTAGCATGAGAAGCAGCTTCTTCACGCGTATTAAAAGCACCCCTAATTTTAATTCCAAACTTTTCATTCTTTTGTGGCGCTTCCGGTCCCACTACAGAAAGACAGGCGTAAAGTTGACCTGGTACGGTTGTGTAATCTTGTTCAAGAGACATTGTTTATATGTAATTACATATACTTAAAACTTTAAGTATATGAAATTGTAAAGAATGTATTGGAAAAAACAGCCTGTGACAAAAGAAGAAGTAATAGAAACAAAACAGGGGGAAATAGATTCATCAGACAACCTTAAACTTGAAAAAAACGCGTTACCAGAAGGGTATGAGTGGGATTCGTGTTATTTAGAAGAATTGTGTATGTTTCTTAAAAAATATTATATACGAGATTCACATTATGCGTTCGATTATCCACTTGGATTATTAAAATTGGCAACTGATGAAAAATTCACAATATCTATACGTAATACCGAAACTAAAATCATGCACGGGTGTATTACAGGTGTTCCTTCAACCGTAAATGTAAACGGAACGTCATTAAAAATGATTCAGATAAACTTTTTATGTGTAGATAACGATTCGCGTTCAAAAGGATTTGGACCTTTACTCATAAACGAAATATCACGTCGTGCTCGAGAATATAATATTAGACAAGCTGTATACACTATAGTTAAACGTGTATCTCCACCACTAACAGAAGTACGCTATTGGCACAGACTTATAAACGTAAAAAAACTAAATTCTATAGGGTTTTCAAAGGCACGCGAACTACCAAATTTAATATTAGGATCATCGAGATTTAGGGAAATGACCAAAGAAGATATCCCACGCGTTACACGAATGTTACAAAAATACCTTCTTAAATTTAAATTGTATATTGAAATTGATGAAAAATATGTTGAAACATGGTTATTACCACGTAAAGATGTTATGTATTCCTATATAAGCGATACTACCGATCAGTTTCTTTCTTTTTATAGTATACCTTACGTACACGTAGAATCTGGGATTGTAGTAAAACAGGCATACACGTTTTATAACGTAGGAAACTGTTTGAAAGATGCGATAATAATGGCACGCAATAGAGGTTTCGATGTTTACAATTGTACAGATATAAGTGTAAGCGAAGAAGAACTCGTTTTGAATAGATTTATGAAAGGTACGGGTATAAATAATTATTATTTATATAATTGGAATGTTGGTGAAAAAATAATACCAAGGGATATTGGATTTACATTAGTTTAAGGTTTCCATTTAAGAAACGATGGTAAAGCGGCTAAACCACCGAGTACTATAACAGTGTCTATGAAAAGGACTTTATTCTTAATTTCGGGACACCAATTCTTATACTTGATGATCTGTTCTGAATCTTGAGGTTTTATCCAGTGGTAAAACATGGCGAGGTATGTTGGACCGAGGTTTCTTTCGCAAAGGAACCAGTGATCGTAGTAGGCGAGTGCTACATAAGGTACATATAAGAGTACTAGAAGGACCCACTTATTTCTATGAGGCAAAAACCAGTAACCACCTGATAATGCTAACGTAAACCATATACACTTCCAATTTGCGACGGGTTGAGTATTATCACACTTTTTATCTTCGATTTCCATTTCTACTTGTATTTCTAAAATGAACCGAGATAAAATTTTGGAATGGTTTGTTCATGTTTTTCATAATATTACGTTTAAGATCAGTTAATGTTAATAAATTTTCTAATAAATGAATAATTTGGTTAAAATTATTTTTAAGCTTTTTTGTTATTATTTGTTTTATTTTTCTTTTCTTCCTTTCTTTGTTTTAATCTCATTTTCGCATTTTTCAATTTTTTTTCGGTCTCTTCACGTAACGTTCTCAATTCTTTCAATTTTTTTTCGTACTCTGTTTTAGCCCTAGCATTCTCCATTTTCATCTGCTTTAACGCCCTATCATTCTCCATTTTCATCTGCTTTAACGCATTTGCTAAAGATATTGTTTTCAATTTTTTATTGGAAACTTGGTTAAAATTTTGTAACAAGTTTCGTTCGGTTCGCCAATCTGGACGAGGGGAATAATTGGAATTGGAATTAGATGACATTTATATAGTCTGATATTTTTACCTTAGTAAACCATTTAAAAAGAAAAAATTAAGTTAAATAAATGGAGGAGATACGTAAGTACCATAACGAGTCTAAGCGTCTCCTCATCCAATCGGCTACCCGCGAAGGCGACAGTATTTTGGATGTAGGATGTGGATTCGGTGGTGATCTCCAAAAGTGGAAACACGCCGGGGCTAATATAAGCATGTGTGAACCAAACCCAGACTCACTTAAGGAGGCTAAGTCGCGCGCAAAGAACATGAAAATACGCGTCAATTTTTATGAAGGTGATATATTCGCGTGTCCACAAAGGAAATACGACGTCGTATGTTATAACTTTGCGTTACACTATATATTCGAATCACCCAAGTTATTCGAGACGTCTTTATTAGCAATTAAAAATAGACTTAAACCCGGGGGTCAATTCATAGGGATCATACCAAATTCCGATAAGATTATCATGAACACGCCCGTAAAAGATGAGTTAGGGAACTACTTTCTAATGAAACATACGAGTTCGGGGAACTTTGGGGAAAAGTTATACGTTCATTTAGCCGATACGCCGTATTATGCCGACGGACCAAAAGTCGAACCTATCGCGCATAAAGATATGTTATTCACGCGAATGGAAAATTTGGGGTTTACTTTAACACTGTGGGAAGATCTTAAAGGGAACCCGGTTTCGGATTTGTATAGTAAATTTAGGTTTGTGTATAAGAAATGATTAGTTTCTGTTAGTACGTCTACTCTGAGCGGCGTTACCCGCCTTTTTTCTTATCGTGTTTGGTTTGTTCGGTGTTTTTGGTATGTTATTTAATTTCATCTTGTTTAGGTTTTTCACGAGAGTGTTCGGTGTGTTTGGTTTATTTGGTTTTACAAACTTGACGAAATTTAAGTTTCTTCTAAATAATGGTTGTCGTGTAAATGGATTTGAAACGATATTTGTGTTTGGGTTAAGACTGTATAAAGTGTTAATATTAGTGATATTAGTATTTTTATTTTTCGTTTTTATCCAGTTTAGAAGTGATTTTTCAGTTAAGTACCTATTGTATCCGAGGTTTAAGGCATTATTACCGACACTAAAATTATACCCAGATATAGGATCGTTACGATTAGTGTTTAGGGGTACGTTTCTACGTTGTACAGGTCTAAGTGGTATATGTTCAAAACGTGTCCAACTACTCTTAGTAATGCTTAAACCAGATCGATGAAGTGATTTTGGTATAATTCTAAGGTTTGGGTTACTATGTATATAAATGGAGCTTAGGTTTGGAAGACGACCGATCTCATCTGGTAACGAGGTTAACTTATTAAAGCCTAAAAGAATTGCCTCGAGTTTTGTAAGCTTACCGATCTCTTTTGGTATAGATGTTAATTTATTAGCAGCCAATCCAAGAAACGTAAGATTTTTAAGGTTGCCGATTTGTGGTGGTAACGAGTTTAATTGATTATCAGACAATTTAAGTGTGTCAAGTTTTGTAAGTTTACCGATTGATTCTGGTAACGAGTTTAATTTATTATCTCCCGAACCAAAAAACTCAAGTTTTTTAAGGTTACCAATAGATGATGGTAACGAGTTTAAAATATTACCCTCCGACTCAAGTACCTGTAGATTTTTAAGGTTACCAATAGATGATGGTAACAAGTTTAAACGATTACTACTCATCGTAAGTACCTGTAGATTTTTAAGGTTACCAATAGATGTTGGTATTGAGGTTAAATCATTACTGTTCAAATTAAGATGCGTAAGTTTTTTAAGGTTACCAATAGATGATGGTAATGAGTTTAAATCATTCCCGGCCAAAATAAGTTCCTCTAGTTTTTTAAGTTTACCAATAGATGATGGTAAATTGGTTAAGTTTCTATTTTCTAGATCAAGACCTGTAATATTCATGTTCCTAACACCGAGGTTACGAAGTTCCTGGGGAACATTGGAGTTACTCATATACCTTTACTTGATATTTTTATATAGGTTTATGGTAAGATGATACTCGCTATACTTCTACTTATCATAAACGTGTATATATACATGAGTACGAAACAAAACGAAAAGGTAAAAGAAGTACGGGAAAAATATAGAATTCTCAGGGAACATATACAAACAACTGGACATAGTGAGTTTAAAGTTTTACGTCACGAAGTACCATTAACAATGTATCACAGGACAAATGGACACATTGGGTATAACACGAATAAAGGTAATGAAATTGGTTTATGCTTAGACGGTGATACGAACGAAATATTCCACGTATTAATACACGAACTCGCACACTCAACGGTCGATGAGTATTCACACAGTAAAGATTATTGGACAAATTTCAAAAAATTGAGAGATATGTGCGTCCAACTCGGAATCTATAAAGAAATACCAAACAAAACTAAATTTTGTGGTAAACACGTCCAGGATAAATAATCTAAGGTAAATGTAATAATGTCAGCGACAAAAGTTGATTTAGCAAAAGCTATTTTATTATGGAATGGAATTTTATCTTTATCGAGTATACCACTACTCGCGAGTGAATATTGGTCTAATGTGATCTTTTTATTGTTTATTATACCTAATGTTTTGGGTATGATGCCAAGAGGTGGTAAAGTATGGGGACGTCTTTCCCTTGATATGCCTTTCCTTTTGATATCGACTATAATAAGTTTAGCTTTTACACTCTTAATTACAGAAACGAACGAAAATATAAAAGAAGATTTTGTTAGGTTCGGTAAAAATACACGGAGTACAGTGACTGTTGTTGGACTTCGGGCATTGGGATTAACCATTGGGTTTATAATTTCTTATTTATTGTTTGGTGGTGATAAAATGTATTCACACTTTAATTCTAATTAAGCGTATCTTTTATACAAAAAGAATGCAATGGCGGCGACTGCACCAGTCGAACCCAAACCAACGGCACTTCGGTTCCCTTGGTCGTTAAGAAATTGTGGTACGAAATTTGCGAGTTTTTCTTGAACTGGCTTACTAATCGCTATCGCAGTACAAACAGCGACCACGAGAGCTTGAAACTGATCATCAGTTAAGTTAAATGGGTTTTGACTAGAATTCTTTTGTCTAGACTCGTTTGGTTGTTGAAGACCCATCATTGGTGATTGCGCTTGCGCCTGTGTCATTCGTGGGTCAACTGCCATCATTGGTGGTTCGAGGGGTGATTCTGCTTGCATAACATCTTGAATTGGAGTAGAGTCCATAGTACTTTGTTTAAAATCAATATTTTTTTCCGATACAATATTCGGCGGTTCTATAATAGGTTGTTGTCCTTTTTCTATGAAATTCGTAGACATGTTATTATTTAATGCTACCATACCATCGCTATTCTCGGAAAGGTTTAAAGTACTCACGTCAGTTGACATTTATATGTGCAAAGTTTTTTGATTTTTTACGTTTACGCGTTAGCCTGATTATTTACTTACCTTGATTATGTAAACTATCAATAAAAATATTAAAATTAGTAAAACTAATAATTTTATATAATTATAATTAGTATTAATATCGTATCTTTCTAAAGCTGCTTTAGAAAACTCTCTTCTATATTTATAATGTCCTGTATCACTACTTATAGCGTTATTGGTTTTTAATTTCTTTACATCACCATTGGTTGGTTTCAAATAAATTGGGGTTTTGTTATAATTTTTAATGTAAATTAAATTTAATAATATATCTTCACCGTTCCATACTGGTTTAGCTTTCAAGGCGAAGTCATTCATCTTATGTTTTTCGTTCATGAAATCTTTACATATCGATTTGTTTGTCATTAAAATTTGAGTTAATACAATTTGTTGATCGCCCATTAAAAACTTTTTATTTGAATACCCTTTGGTTTCGGAAACGTATCTTTTTTCTGAACCTATAACCACATTAGGATTCTTTTTATACTTTTTGTACATTTTGTTAACGTAATTTTCTGACGGTAACATATCGTCATCAATTATTAAAATACAATCGTTTTTTGCATCGCACGACCTAGAGAATCGTAAAGCGACACCTAATTTTGTGTTCATATTTTCATCACGATAATGTTTAACAATTTTTAGTTCTGGTGTTTCAAAGTATGTTTTACTGTTACCGTGAGATACGATGACTTCTGAAACCAATTTGTAATTAACAATTTTTGGTAATATGTCGTTTATTATATTATCGGGGCGTTTCCAATTTAATATGATAACACTTATCATTTAATGTAACAATTTAAAATAATTAACTGATTAGTTTGTATTTAGGGTATAAACACCCAAACGTTTTTATAATTCGTGGTAAATCGTTTAACTTATCGTAGTCACACATGTCTTCATCTACGTATATGGTTTTTGTACTATGACAAATATCAACCAATACACGGTATCCTTCATCGCTTTCACCACCTGATGTAATTTCATTATATGCTGGATAAACTAATGGTGTAATAATATTTTTATGTAATAATTGTTTCGATAAAGTTCGTAAACTATTCATTTCTTCTTAATAACTTTTAATGTGGTCGTTTTTTTAACTGTGTTACGATCACCCAATTTCAAGTTACCGTGTTTTGGATTAAACATCTTCTTATGTGTTTGCCAATATTGTGGTGCACCAACCTTAAAGTTTTTCCTAATCTTTGCTTTGTACCAAAAAACACAATCTTCTATTCTATTACTCTTAGACGTGTTATCTAATACCAAACACTCGTAATTTTCAGTACAAGAGTCCATCACTTTATTGAACATCTCAAACGTTGGAAATATACCAAAAAAGTTTTTATATAACTTCTCACGATTTTGAATTATATTTTCACGCAAAATAAAAATGTAATCTATATTCGCCCTGAGTGCTGGAGGAAGATCCATACAATATTGCATAGTTAACATGAAAAATATCTTCCAGTGACGACCGTTCATAAAACATTGGCGAATACACGTATCTTTCATGAATTTAGAATCATACATACAATCATCTAAAAGAAGAAACGCACCAGAGTTTGGCTTACCCGCACCAACAAGCTTTTTCTGTCTATCCATAACGCGTTCGATAGCTTCTCTATCGTAATCACCGTATATGAATAGGTCGGGTATATACTGTTGATAATAATGATTACCTTCCTCTGTAGCAGATAGAACTATTCCCGCTGGTAAATGCTTTTTGTGGTACAGAATATCAGTAACGAGTGTAGATTTACCGGTATTACGTTTACCTATAAAAACACATACTTTATCATCAGCCATGCTTTCAGGTTTGAACTTTCGTAATTGAATATTCATCTACCATAACGCCTCGTTTTAATTTATAAAATTTTACTCACATAAAGTAAGAATGGCTGGTAAATTGAACCTTGCTGTCACTGGTATCCAGGACCAATGGCTTACTGGTGAACCTGAATTTTCATATTTCCTGATGAATTTTAAACGACACACAAAATTTTCAATAGAAGCCATAGAAACACCGTTCAATGGTGATCCTAATTTCGATAGCTCCGTTGAGTCTAATATACCAATGAATAAGGGAGATCTTATCAGAAGTATGATGCTTAAATTTACTTTACCTAGACCAACGGCACCGGATAAAACGTTTACAGTTTCAGAATCAGGTGGTAAATACTTTATAGACGGTGATCAACAGGCGACACTCACACTTTATGAAGGTACGACGTATACCTTCAACAATGCAAGTCCAACACACCCGTTTAGATTTGAGTATGCCCCACCCGACGAATTACCACCCGTTGACGGTGTCGGTACTCTTTACAATTATAAGAGGTACACAAGTTTGGATACAGCAGAGCATTACGTGTATAAACTATGGAAAAATTCAGCAAACAACTGGGCAGTACCATCTACACCGTCAACTAACACGATAAAGGTTTTGAAAGTATCTCCCTTTACCTGGTCTGATAACGATACAACTGACGCTTTCCCGAATAGTATTGATACTACAACGTACCCAGGTAAAGTATCTCTGAGACAGTCTAGTGGTGAAGCTTATAGATTTAGTGTACCTTTATCTGGAGATTATACAACGGGTGTTACGAATCCGGGTACAGCTACGGTTACTTTTACACCAACATATAGTTCAAGTACACCATCGACATTATACTATTACTGTTCTGTACACCCCGGTATGGGTGGTCAAATAGACCTTAAAATAGTAAGTTATAGAGAATCTATAGGTGCTCAAATAATAGAATACGCCGATTTACGTATCGGTGGTCAGACTATACAGCGTTTGACCGGGGACTACATATACATGTATAACAATATACACAGTAACGAAGATGATATAAAACAAACCCTTTACTTCTTAGCCGGACATGGAAATTACATAAATGTATCGTACGATTGGGATTATAATATTTTATTACCCTTTTACTTTTTAAGGCACCCAAGTTTAGCAATACCTGTATGCGCACTAAGTAAACAACAAGTTCAGGTCGAAATAAAATTTAAAAAATTGGACGACGTTGTTCTAACATATACAAGGTCTAACAATGCGATATCAGATCCACCTCCAAATGTTTCATCGTCTATCAAAAAAGTATCACTGGTTTCCGATTTCTTTTTCATAACCGAGAATGAAAAAAGATTCTTACAAACGCGACCAATCGAATACGTTATATCACAAATTCAAATGTCACAGTTTAAGTTTAACCCAGGTGTATCTAAAAAATCGGGTATGTTAAATTTTAAACACCCGGTCAAGGAAATGTTTTTTGTAGCGATAAGTGATGATCTACATAAATACGAAACGATAAAACACGTTACCATGAAATTTAACAATAATAAAATCATCGACGCAGATACTTTAATGTTGTGTTACGAACAACCATTGAAATATTACACGGGAATAACAAACGGTAATTTCGGTGTGTATAGTTTTTCAATGAAACCCGAAACGTATTACCCGACCGGTCAAGTTAATATGAGTAGAATAGCACACAATTTAATCGAAATGGAACTCGATACACCGGACTCTAGTTTTGGTCACAAAGTGTATGTGTATGGAGTAAACTATAACGTGTTAAGAATAGAAAGCGGACTTGGTGGTTTAAAATTTTAGTGAGTTATACTAGTAATGGCTGGTCGTGTTCAATTAGAAATATCTGGTCCACAGGACGCCTTTTTTACGGATGATCCAGAATACACATACTTCGTAAAAAATTTTCAAAAACATACTAATTTTGCACCTTTTTTTACAGATTTAGACGTGGAAGGTGAAGTGGAATTTGGTAACACTATAAGGTGTACCATACCACAAGATCAAGGTGATCTTCTTAAAACCGTGAGTTTTAAATTTGAATTAT